CCAAAAGTGGTTGTCTCTCCAACATCAACTGTTCTACTTGGGTCAGCAGAACTTAAATAAGAACTCAAATCTGTTGAGTCCATAAAAACTTTGGTATCTTTACCGTGTATAAAAGCCATTTACTTTTTACCTGTCCTTCTTCTACTACGTCTTGTTCTTGACGGCTTACTGCCACCAGTTCCATATTTTGACATATCTCTCCTTATCTTAGCCTTACTTTTTTAATTTCCAACTCAATGCTATTTGCTTTTGTGCTTTTTTAGTAAGTTTTTTTCTTGCTTTTCTAGTATTTTTTTCAGCTAGAAGTAAGAATGGAACTAAGGGTGTTCCTCTCTCGCTAATAGAGTTTACCACACTATATGTGTTCAATCCTTTACTTGTTGCCCAATCTTCTATTGGTTGTACTGGTGGGTAATGTGGGTCAGTTCTCCAGTTAGGATTACCCCAGTTTTTTCTATTCTTTTTTGGTGGCAACTTATAACCATTAGGTAATCTTTTAAATTGACCGTGTACAAATTTAGAATGTGGTGCAGTAGCTTCAATCTTAATTTTTTGTGGCAACCTTCCGACCATAGCTACTTGTTTAAAATCAATAGAATCTCTAAGAGTACCTGTATCAACAGGGACAACTTTTTTTGCGTTTTCTGTAATTGCTTCTGCGTGTTCATTCATAAGATGACGCAGAGGTATTAAGGTAAAATTACCATTTTGTAATTTTCTTTTTAGTGACGTAAATCCTGAAAATGTAAAATCTCTATTTGTTGTCATAAAGACATACTAACAAATTATTTTATAATATATTTTTTTAAACCCAAGTCTGCATATTCAGACATATTTATTTTTCTAACTTGATTTGTTTCAGGATAATAAACTAAGAACTGTGTTAATTTTTTAAGTACAAATTTTTGTTGTTTAGCTCTAGGATTATTAATAAAATTTGCAACATCTTCTTTAAAAATCTTTTTTGGCTCAAATTTAATTAACACCTTAGGATTTTCAATATATTTAACTGAATCTAAAGAAACTCTAGGAATCCAACCATTGTCAAAAATATAAGTATTATGAGATATATTATTTTTATAAGCTAATGAATTATTTAATATTTGTGTTGCTAAAGTTTCATCAATATTTGATATTGCAGTATTCATAAAATCTAACCATTTATCACGATTAAAACTTCCGTCTGCGTTATTGAAGTTTATTTTTGTTGTTTCATTCATAAGAATTTTTTCCATTGACTTCTCTCTGACTTAAGAGTTTTAATTTCTTTTTTCCAAGTATTAACTTGTTCTAAAGCTATTGGATAATGGTGCAAGCTATGAGCAAAGGCTTCATCATACTTATTGATTTTAGCTTGAATTTTAGTAATTTTTGATGTAAGTTCTGCAACCCACATTCTATTTTTTTCTTCAAATTTCATTTTTTTTTCTCCGTTTGTTTCTTTCATAAGTACATTATAATCATAGATTATGAAATAACACAATCAATTTATAAGAAATCCATAGAAAAAAAGCTCAATGTTTATAGGCTTTTGTAACTTATTTAAAAATAATTATAGAATTGTGCCACTTAGAGTGACTTTTTTGTGTCCTTTGAGTATGGTTTGGACATCAGGGTCAAGACGTGAAAAGAGTTCACTAACGCCTGTATTTATATCTCCATAGGTATTGAAGGGAGTATCTTTTCTCTTAAAGTATCTAAGAGCTTGTATTAATGTTGCAGTCTTTATATCTTCGGGGACTGCTGAATAACCCCACTTCGCAGTAATTTGTATATTGTTTTTTATTGTTGGGTCAAATCTCTCTGAGCTTCTTGTATCAAGAATAGTAATCTTGTTGTAAGGCTCGTAGTACGTTGTGCCACCAGTAATCTTTATTACTCTAGGATTTGTTGGCTCAACAATGTAGTCAGTATTTAAAGTTAATGTAGTTTCAAAAGTTCCGTCATCATTGTCATCTGTCTTGACTATTAGACCAGTAGTAGTAGAGATGTCAGGTGTATCAAGATAGATAGAGCTTTTAGGTGTAAAAGTTTTTACAACAACACTATCATCTTGAGAGAATTTCCTACCACATACACTATCAATTAATCTTGAAGCAGAATCAATAGCAGTATCTATATTGTTATCTTGTGCCGTACCTGTTAATCCAATATATGCTTTTAAATCATCTTTGTCGACATACTGAGTATGAGCCATTTAAGACCTACTTAGCTTTATTTTCTTTAGGTGCTTTTGCTTTGGTTGTAACAAATTTAAGAGCTTTATAATCTGCGTCATTCATCTCTTGACCTGCACGACCCATTAGTTTACCTTTATTCCAACCTTTAGGAAGTCCGTCATTTGATTCAACACATTCGCCTTTGTCATTACACCAAATATCTTTTTTTAATATCATAATTTCCTTCTTGCTTAATGTCCCACCCTCATAAGATGAATGGGACATCAAAGCCATTTTATCTAATTTCTTAGAAGTTTGTGATTGTACAGAACGCAGTAGCTCTATAAATAGGCATACCGAGTCTTACTGTTGCCTTCATAACGACAATGTCTTTTACGAAGTTCTCATCATGTGAGTCAGACATAGCAACTTCCATACCTTGTCTTGCGACAACGTGAATTGCTTGTCCACCACCGAATACACCAACAATAACTGTACCTGCACCTGCTTCTGTTGATAATACAACAGGCAGTCCCCAAAGGGTAGGTGCAACGCCACCACCGAATTGTCCTGCACCAACAAATAGAGGGTTTAAGCTACCACTTGTTGTAACTGCATTGACTTCGGTAACTAGTTAATACCAGTCGGAAGGGTGCATAATAATTGCGTCAGGTGTTAAGAAGCTATCTTTCTGAATTTCAGTAATTGCTTCATAAACTTGACCAATTCTTTTTAGGTTTCCTGAGAAACTTGAGAAATCAAAAGTGTTGATTCCTGATTTATTCAAGATACCTGTTAGGTTAGCACCTGAGCCTGAGCCACCGACCATTTGGTCTGAGACGGCTAGTCTAACCATTGTTTGTAATCTTGAATCAAGATAACCTTGTACTGCTGAAACGTCAGCTAACAATTCTTCTGTTACAGGAAGGAAAGCACCAATCTTACGAATGTTCTCTGTTCTTTCTGTAAAAGCTAATGCGTTTTCGCCTAAAGCTGAGCCTTCGGCAGTTGCAGTAGCATTGTTAGTGAATGTTGTTTCTTCCAAATACTTGTATTGATAGTTGTCAGTTGTGATTGTATCAATAAGGTCAGGTATTTGTAATGGGTCAAGTGTAGCAGTTGGTACTACTAAGTCTGACCTTGTAACTGCAGGTGGGTAACCTGATTCTGTTAAAGTAGTTTTTAATTCTACTTGTGGATTCCACTTAAGTTCGGAGTTAATGTTCTTTTGTCCATTATCCATAAAACTTTTGTAAGCATTAGAGTCCATAAATTGACCACCAAGAGATTTTCTTACTTCTTTTGGCTCGTCATTATGGATTGGCATTGATTTAACTTCTTTGCCTTTTACTAATGCGTCCTCAAGTCTTGCTTCTTGAACTTCAAGAGCGTTTAACTCGTTTACTTTTTCATTAAGTTTTTCAATCTCGATATTTCTATCTTCGATAGCTTGTTTTTTTTCAACAGAAATTTCTGAGCCACCTTCAAAAGTGTCCTTCATTTCTTTGATAGCACCAAACTGTGTTTCTCTTAATGCGTGGAGTTCCTGATTGAGTTCTGTTAATTTACTCATTCCTTTTCTCCTTCAATAGTTATGCCTTGACTTTGTGCCAAGACTTCTTGAGTTGTTAACCATAGTTTGTCTAATTCATCAGAAGGTTGCTTTGCTTCTTCTTGTTCTGCACCTAGTCCAAGAATTGAGTCTAAATCGTTATAGACTTCTTGGATTCGGTCTTGAATCTGCATAAGTGAATCTTGAGCAGACTTGGATAACATTTTGCCTTTTTCTAAGCGTAAAGAAGTAAGTTCTTTTGCTCTATCAATGAAACTGTCGATTGTGTTAAGCACACTCTTGGCTTCATCTGTGAATCTAAGACCCGATTCAACATTTTTTACATCTTGTTCTTTTTTCTCTTTGACTGATAGTGTGTGAGTTAATTGATTTGCACCAACCAGTACTGGAGATACTTCGTAAACAGTTGCAGATTTTATGTACCTGACGTTTGTAGATTGCCCGTCTTTTGTGAACTGACCTTCTTCTGCGTCATCTACTTGGAATCCGAATGACCATTGTTGTAAGTCTCCCATAGCTTTTACAAGTTTATATGCTTCTTGTCCTGCTTCTGTATCTAAGAAAAATTCTCCTTTAGCTACTGCTTTTTCTTCGTCTTGTGAAATAGTAGCTTTACCTATTGGCGACTCCCACTTGTGAGACCAAACCATTGGTACTTCTTTACTCTCTCCCCAAGCTGATTTTAATGAGTTGGGTACAACAACATCTCCGTCTGAATCGACTGTATTAAATACTGAGAATACTGCTTCTACTTTTCCTTCGGCTTCTGTATCTAAAGCAAAATTTACCGACTTAAATTCTTTGTCCATTATTCTTCTTCCTTTTCTATCCACGCTTCGTTTTTTTCGGTGGAAGGGTCGTCTGCAATAAAGTGTCCTTTATCATCTCTTGCTCTTACTTTACTAGCTTCTGCTAATTTTTTTTCTTTATATGCTTTATCTATCTTGATAAGCATACCT